TAGGAGCAGAGAATTTAATATCTTCTACTAGCTCTTGTAGTGATGCCCCAGAGCTCTTGACCAGAGTAGTTACATTAGAAGTCGAACCAGCAAGGACCGGTGTCTGCAGAGTAAATTTCTGTAGTCCGTTAGCATTAGTTCCGTTAGAGATAATATAAGAGACTGCGACCAGATTACCGTCGGAAAGAGAAGCCCCGATAATATCATCACCGAAGTAGATCTGATATTTTCCGTCGACATTTTCTTCTAGGAAGTATACATTAGATGTAGCAGAGACTTCTGTCGCATCAGTAGCCAGAGTAAATATTGTCTGATTGGTATTAGTCGAAGATGCTTGGACAGTAACAATAAGAGTCGAAGTATCCACATTAGCATCTGGAAGAACAAATATTTCACTAGGATTTGTCGAACTATCTGCAACAAAAACATACGAAGCCGGAGTACCTTCCTTTAGGACCAATTCGGAAAAATTAAAGGTATTTGAGTTAGCTGTTAGAGCCACTGTCTGCTGAGAAGTATTCAGAAATCTATAAGATGTCCCATTAATAGCTTCCGAAATAAAGGGTGCAAATCGAGGTAGTGTCAATACGGTAGTAGGATCTGTATTCGATTTCGTAATAGCAACATTAACTACTGCTTGAGAAGATGTGACAGATCTAGGAGTATAACCTAATAATTTAGCATGAGAAACTACGGTATTTCTCAGAGATGCAGAATCCATGAACATCTCGTTTGCAATCATGTTCATGTAAAACGCATTGTAGTGTGTGTTGTATGCTAGAATATCCAGAAGAATATTTAACCCGGATCCTTCAAAATCGTAATCGGAAAATTCTGATTGTGTTCTTAGGAAATTCTTCAGGTTAGTTTTGATAGTATCAAAATCTAGATCACCAAGAACGATCTTAGGTGCTGTCATATCTTATCTCAGTCTCTTAAGGAATGTTGTTATTGATAACGGTGCTGCTACATTATCGATGGAGAATATTATCTTTAAAGAATATCCCTCGTTATCATAATCCGGTGTAGCAACAATCTGAATAACTGTTGCTCGGGTCTCGTAGCTATCGATCATCTGAGTTATTTCGGTTTCTAACATCGACCCCGTATTAGGATCAATGGGTTCGAATAACATCTTTCGAACATTAGCACCTTTATCTGGATGAAAAGGTTTCTCGTAGTGATTCAGAAATATAAGATTCTTCACTGACTGAATCACTGCCATATAATCTGTCTTTTTCAGAATATCACCGGTTACCGGGTGCGGCATAAAAGAAACGTCAATGTCCGTATATTTTCTGGTATTAAGAGGCATCGAATTCGATCTCAGGAAGAATCATTTATTTATGAAAGAAATAATTCCCTCTCTTCTGTTCTTCTTGTTGTCAATCCAGAAAGAACTTTACCCGCCGCTTTATTCCATACAAGAAACTCGTCAGCGCACCCACAGATATCATTCTCGTTCAATTTCTTGACAAGAGTCGAACTAGCAAAGTTTCCTCCGCCAATATTGTACATCAAAGACATCAGAGCATCTATCATGTTTTGTGTCAGTCCTACCTTCACCACACGTTTGAGAACCGGAAGAAACTTCTTGTCGATTCCGTATAACAGATATTCGGTTGCTTGTTCTTTGGTTACGGTATCACCCAATTTAACAGGACGGTCGATAGCAGATGCCGTACTTCCGTATCCTATTGTTATAGGTTCTGCTTTGGTTGCAGGATCGACGTAAGCAACGGCAGAGAATCCTTCTTTTGCCTTGATAAGATCCAATCCTTTCGACCCGATATTCCATTGAGACTTATCGGTGATAAATGTATGAGCATTCGGATCAAAATTACATACAAGAGTAGACGGTGTATTTGCTGTAGGTTCCACGAGATCCCCCTGATCGTTTGTATCTTTGAATAGGCTTTCTTTATATGCCTGTCCTGTAATAGGATCGAAAGTAATAATATTTCCCGGTAATGGTAATGGTATTTGTTCCATAGTACCCTCTGTAGTAGTAGGTGAAAGACGAGACCCGGCAGAAGAAATACCTGCCGAGCTTCCTGGTTGAGCGGCTCCTTGGTTAACCGAACCGACACCATCCATTTGGATAGCTCCTATTAGATTCATTGCACCGCTCGCAGTATAATTTTGTGTCCCGCCGACGATATCTAATTCTGATCCGATATCGAAATTCACTCTATCTGCTTTTACATTGAAGGATTCACCGACAGAAAGATTAAAACTACCTGCTACCTTCATGTTGACATCGTTACCGCATTCGATATTGGAATTTCCTTTGACAAGAAGATTACAATCGCCGTCGACGGTTATTAGTGCTTTGCCCATTATATGTATATGATCATCACTCATCACAATAGTATATTTAGACTTGGTTACCTTCTCAGCAACCGATCCCGAAGGGAACATTTCGTAATAGGTTCCTGTTCGGTGAGTGAATGATATTCTCTCGCTTTTAGGAGTATCGTCTAGTTCAAATAAATGTCCACTTTCTGTCTCTATTGCCTGATTGAATGGATATGAAGTATTGTATGGTGGGTACGGTTCGCTCCACGATATCCCGTCTGCAGTGACAATATTGACATCTAAATTATTTCTTCTTTGTTGTAATACAGTATTACCTACATCGTATCGAGTTATACCCGATATTGTGGGTTTATTCAGATCAGCCGCATGTGGATATCTCAAAGATTCTAGAACATTCGGGTCTGCAATATTTGCTTCCGAAACTACAATACCGCTTCCGTCTGTATTATAACTAGCTCCTACTGGTTTCTTCGGAGAATATTTGATTACAATTTGTTCTCTGAGATCGTGGAAACCCGAACCAGTCGTTGCCGGGTTTGTCTCGTACCCAGGAATCTTTCCTAGCATAATAGGAACCTGAGCACTTCTCCCGTCAGCAAAGAATCCAAAAATGATCTCGCTCTCTTTAGGAGCAGCAAAGGAGTTATCGTTCAGCGAATGAGCAGGACTCGCCCATGGTAGATCAGCTTTCGGTATGTCAGAAAGACTATCGGTATGCCAACCAAAAATACGTACCTGGCAACGCCCAATACCTAAAGGATCTTTTCGATTCTCACAGACTCCTAACCACCAAACGAATCCGTCGAGACCTGCCCAATTTTTCTCTTGCAATTCTTATGCTCTCTTTATTCCGTTTATGGTCGGGGAATCTGATATTGGAGTAGGTAAATACTCTGCCATGCTATCCGATACCAACTCTATATTGGTTATTGATATGGTTCCTGTAAATTTATGAGACACAGCAGATACAAGATAACGCCCACTTCTGAACTTATTGATATCGTACGAGGCATCTTGAGAATTCATAGAAGGAACTTCTATCTCTATTACCATACCTACTCGAACAATAACATCACCGGGAATATTAATAACCCATTTCATATTTGTTAGCTGACCTAATTTAGAAATAGTAGGTCCCATCCAGAACTGATAGTTGGTCGGGTTAGTTGTCGGGTCGGAATCGTTGTCTACAATAAATTTAAAGGTATTATCGAATGTCTGATAAAGAGTCTTGTTAGCTCTATTTACAGAATCATTAACAAGCATACCCTTATTTAACATGCCGTTATTATCTCTGAAGTCATAAGCATTATAATTTCTTCTGGTGAATTGTCTATTCACAATATCTAATTTACCTACAGATGATGAATATGCTCCGTATCTGATACCGTTAAGAATATTAAAATCTTCGACACAATGTATCAGGTTAAATGCTTTAGAATTATGCACCAGATCATCTGCATCGTTCTTTATGGATCTGATATATTTGTTATATGTCGGTTTTTTTATTAATGTCTCGAATGATGAAAAATTAAATCCATCTCGGTTCTCGAAGAACATGAAGATACTTTTATCCTGTGCATAGGCTCTGGTAGCTAACCAGCTAATTGCTTGCAGAGGATCCATGTTAGGAATTATGATATCGAACACACCTTCGGTCGGCTCGATGAATAGACGGGAAGGAGAAACCATCAGATAGTTGGTAGCTATGTCCTTTACCATGTCAGAAATAAGCATACCTTTGTACGATTTTCTTATCTTTATGGTAGCCGACAGAATGGTTTCTTCTGAACAGAAATACAACACGAAGTTCAGGTTGTTGGATATATCAAACTTCTTATCCGATATCTTATAGATTCTGAATGTCTTTATAATAGGCGAATCCAATCCTGGCTTATCTACCGTTATGTTCAGATATTCATTACCGTGTATTGCAAACTTAGCACCTATGTCTAGAGCATCGGATAACATAGCATTACCAGACATTGTACCCGCCCACAAATCTTCGAATATATTCAACTCTAATATCGAATGAGTGAGATCTACCACATTACCATCGGATGTATATACGGAAAATTCTTTAAGAGAATAATCACCGGAATTATAAAGCCCTTCTTCATCTGCCATATCGGATCAGCTCGTCAGTAGTTTCTTGAGTTCGGATTCAATCTGGGACGCATATGTCTTGTCCAGAAGTTGGATATTTCTTTTCGATTCGTTAATAGAAACTTGCATATCGTATCCGTTAATGGCTACCATATTTCTGACAATGGTGTTGGTGGATCCATCGGCAGCAGTTGTCGTAGTCGTATCGACATATA